CGCCGACGGCTTTAAGGTAGCTAAACGCTTATGGGGGCTTACAAAGCCCCCTATACCCCAAAGATGCGTTATAGCACATTAAGGGTCGTACATCTTAAATTGCTGTTTATACTGTAAGAACTTGATATTATTAGCACCTAAGAACGAGGCAAGCATGACAACAGTTAGACGTAAAGTATCTTTCCAATCTCCGTCACCGTTCATAAGTTTATCCAAGAGTTGTTTCCAATCATAATTTTGTTTAGAAGTAGCCTCTTTGACTTGAAGAGGGTAAAGGATTTGGTCAAGCTTATACGTTAATTCATTACTTTTATACAAAAGTTTAAGATTATTTAGATTTTGTATAGCAATATCAACACCGTATTTCTTTTCATCAATAAGGTATTGACGGGTTGCATTGAACAAATCGTTATCATTCAATAGCTTTTGAGCAGCTTGTTTAACTTGGTTGAATTGCTCAACAGGAAGTTGAACTAAAGCTTTTATAACATCATTATTAGCTAACTGTTTATCTGCAACAGCTTTTTTCAACGTATCTGTAGAGATAGAAGAGATATTATCAATATACTCACGCTTTAGTTTAGTTGGAGTGTAACCCATATTAAACTGATAAACACCGTCAGACATATAAGTAGGTGCTTTTGCTAATGCAGTATAATCATCTTCCTCAGGGTGTTCAGCTCTATATTTGCGGAAATAATCAGAGGCACGCAGAGCACCCAAAGCAGTTTCATTATTAAATTCACGTTCTTTAACATCGTTATCAATCTTTTTAGAACGTGCCTCTTCATCAATTAAATCACCTTGCTTTTTAAGGTTGTCATTCTCAACCTTTTTATTCTTAATATCCTGAGAAATAGACGCAGCAGAAACCGCATCAATAGGCGAGATTTGCGGAGCAGTGGACGGAGTGGACGCGACACCTGCATTAGTAGAGGCAGCAGAGAACGGAGCAGAAAGCGCAGCAACGCTCAAACCTGCATCCTGATAACCTGATTTAGAAAGTGAAGGGGCATCATGAGTTAACGCACGTTGAAAACTGTCAGTAATAGCAGCGTTTTGACGAGCAATACGCACATTCTTATCATTAACACGATCTTGTAAAAGGTAATTAGCAGCAGTAGAGACAGCTGTAGAAATACCCTGAGCAATTAGAGGATTCATAATTAAATAAATTTAAAACCCCCCAAATAAGGGGGGCAATAGTTAAACATTATTAACACTTAAAGTAGTGTTATCAACATCCTCATCGAAAGTATCGAAACTATTAGATAGAGGTTTAAGAGAATTAGTAACGAAATAATTACAATTACACTGAATAGTAAAATTATTGTCGTGAGGTTCTGTAGCGTCGAGGACTTTATTACCATAAAAATCAGTATAAGAAGATGAATCACCTTTAAGAGAATTAGTAGCATTCAAGAAGATTCTATCAAAATAACCTAACTGAGGATAACGGAGAATTTGACGCCAAGCGACACCAGCCAAAGGAATATCACCTTTGCGAAGATGTAAGTCATAGGTCTGATGACCGTTAACAATACCGTTTGTAATAGGAACAAAACTGTCAGTTTGCTCAAAAATAAGACGGTCAAGATAATAGCCTCTAAAGCTGTCAGCAGTTGAAAGACGAGCCATATCACCGTTTAAGAGATTGCGCTTTGTCTTTAGACCGCTATAACGAGGAATAAAACCGAAAGAGGCATTATTTCCAATGGCACGGCGTTTCATTGAAGAGGAACCATAAACACGACCATGATTATCGTAAATACAAGCAAGAGGAGTCAGTTCATAACCAAGTGCATCGAAATCAGCAGACGGGAACGTAAAGCGACTTGTCATGTACAGCGCATAGTCGTCACCTTGACAGAAGTATGAATCAGGATAGATAGCAGTCATACCAATGAGGAAACCAAAAGTAGAAGCCTTATAAGTAAAGGAATCATCGCTATAACCTGAACCAATACCACCACGAGAACCGAGAGGTTGACCACTTGAAGAAGAAGAAGAAAGAGTGTCGGAAGTGCTGTAAATATCGTCTAACTTGATATCAGTTATAAACGTAGCAACGTTAGAAGTTACAGCAAACGCAGAGTTGTAAACATCCTGACCGTAATGCGTTTTAATATACTCATGTATGCGTGCGCCTATAAGACTGTTTTTAGACAGGAAACGAGAGGCACGAACAAGCATATTAAGCGCAGCATAATCAAAAGTACCTGCAGAAACAGAACCGTTTGAAGTCGAAAATAAGTTACCTGTTGAAGTAGGGTTGACAGGTACAAGAGAATTAGAAGATAAATCTGTTGTATTAGGAACGACATTTGAAAGTGGCTTACTCATATGTGCACTGACAAAATCATCAGGGTAAGTATAAAAACAGTAAGAAAGTTCATCAACGAGAAACGATGAGAGAATAGAAACAAAACCACTGTAATCACTAATGTTCTGTTGAAACAGAGCAGAAATACCGTAATCATATATAAGCGAAATAAGCTTATAACATGAAGTACTTTGAAAGTTTACTTCACGAGTAGGAAAATAAGCGTCAAACCACGCTTTGTAATACGCTAAAATAGGAAGAAACGAAACTTGATTATTGTTCAGAGGGTCAAGAGAGAAACCAAGACCACGAAACACATTATACAAACGTCTTCCAAGAGAGTTCAGACGAACACCGAGAAATTTTCCACCTGAAACACCAGGTTCATAATTTGAGATACGAAAATCACAAGAATCAGGCGTAAGACTACCACCTTTACAAACAATAGACTTTAGAGCAGCGTAACCTTTGAACGAACCTGAACCTAAATTAAGTTCAATAACACTTTTGTAAATATCAACAAAATTAACACTATTTGAAAGTGTCATAACATTTTTTTCAACAGAGGGTTTACCACCAACACCACCGGTTGAATCATTACGGATATCATATACAACACACTCTGAAAACTCATTTTTCATAAGAAGACATACGAGGTCAGTGCTTGAAATAGTAGGAACGGAAACAGGAATATATTCTTTATTGCCTGTCTTCACACTTTGACGTGCGAGCATAGCCTCAAACGCAGGGAACACATCTGAAACAGGAACAAAAGAAAAGCGATTAACACACTTAATATCACCAAACGTTGGAGAAGGCATTACAGCGTTACGGACGAGTTGACGGAACGAACGCATGGCAGCAGTATCACCAACAGCAAGGTAATCGCACAAAACAGGCTGAAACGAACCGAAATCAGCAGTTGTATCAATATGAAATGATTTGTTATGGGTGTATTTTTTACGTGATACACCTAAATTAAAATTAAGCATAATTTTTTATTCATTAGGGTTATTAACAGGGTTTTCATCAACCTGTGTAACAGGCTGATTATCAGAAGGTTGTATCTTTGATGTTTCACGTGAAACAAAATCAGATACAGCCGATAAATCGACATTGTCGAGAATAGCAGGATTAACAGCTTTAAGAGGCACACCTGCAGACGTTAGAGCCTCGACAGAATACGAATCATAAGGAGGTAACGGTTCTTCCTTATCAGTGTAAACAACATCGACACCGTTAGATGAGGGTACTTCTACCTGTCTTTTTATAACGACAGGTGCAGAAGTAACAGGGGGAACGGAATTAATACGGTTAAACATAAGCGGAAAACTAATATCCGAATGGTCGGAAATTAATACTATCCTTATCAGAATGTGAAGAATGAAACACAGGTGAAGAGTGAAATTTTACTTTATCACCTTCAAAATAAGTGCGACAGGCAACGACAGCAGTCGCAGCAATAACACACACGAAAGAAAATTTAATAAATTTAATCATCGAAAATAAATTTTATAGGTTTATGTAATACTTCAATATCATTATATATACGTGTAACAGTATCTATTATCTCTAAACGAGAATTTGACTTAATACGAAGAGAAGACGAAAAAGCACAGCAAGGAAGACAAACAGAGTAGTAGCCACGATGTGCATAGCAATGAACGTGAATCTCATCGAAACGAGTATCAACCTTTAAACAGTCTTTGCGAGTTGCACGCCTCAAAGTACGAGGCGATGAATATGTTAAATTAATCATAACTAAACTACAACAAAAGACAACGTAAGAGGATTAGAACGTAAACGATTAGATAAAGATTCGTTATAAGCGTGTATAACTTCACGCATCAACTTATCACACGATTTATCTTCAAAATGGATATAACCTGATGCAGAGTAGAGAACACAGAAATAAAAACCACTATCCGAATCAGTGAAGATATAGACAGGTGTTTTAACATCGAATAAGTCTATAAAATCAGACTTGCGAACTTTACGAGATTTGGGATAAAACAATTTTTTCATAAAACTTTAAATTAAATGTTTAACTATGCTGCAAATGTACGAAAAAAAAATGAAACTAACAAAGTTTAGGGTCAAAATTAAGTTTCTTTAACTTTCGAGATAACGCCCAAGATGCGTGTAAATCTGAAATACGCTTTTCAGAAACAAAGGTAAAGTACTCATCAAACATATTAACACAATCATCAAAGAGAGAGATAACAGGCTGAAAATCAGGAAAAACAGTGGAGAAAGAACCCGAAGAGGCACGAACAGAATCAAGAGAATAACGTAACATAGTATCAGCATTCAGGCAAAGAAATTCACGGATAACATCAAACGAAAATAAATCCGAGAAATCAAAGAATTGCTCAGCAAAGGAGGCAGAGTAAAGGCGAACAAATGAAGAATAACGACAAATATAACTAACACACTTTTGTTTATCAATAGAAAGAGAAACACACAGTTTATCACATAATGAATCAAATTTACTATAATCAAAATCAGACACAGAAGACGAAAGAAGAGAATTAACCTTACTTTCATAAGAATTGAATATATTTAGCTTATACGAACATAAATCGTTATAAGAGGCTTTTAAAACACGGTCATAAAGGCGTTTATTGTTCTTACCTGTACGATTATCAAGAGAGGGAATAAAACGATAAAGATACTTATTCATAAGATAGTTAGGAACTTTTGTAAACTTTTTAGTAAGAGGATTAAACAATCCGTCATGAAGAAGTTTGTTAAAATCAGAAAATTGATTTAAGCCAATTTCACCGATACCGTTACTTTCATAAATACGTGGTAAAGCATCTTTAAGCGATGATATATAATTATCATCATGCTGTTTGTTAATATACTCGACATAACGCTTTAAAGCAGGCAGAGACCAAAAGGCAACATCTTTGCAAACATACTTAGATGCATACGCAGCACCATTACGAGGAGAGCGAAGAACGGCAGCAGCGTAAGGGTTTCCATACGGAGCAGGAAAGACAATACCATAAGTCCATATTTCACGAATAGTATCGATAAAGATTTTAATAGAAGTTTTATCATGAAGAAAACCAAGTAAATGGTAATGAGGACGTTTAGTATTATCACCAAACTCACAACATAGAAAATACCTATAAGAAACACCTGCACGATACATGCGAACCTTTAAGAGGTTAAGAAATTGACGAATATCAGCACGAGAGAAACAAGAAAAACGCTCTCGAGTTTCAGGGTTAACAGCATAAGGCAAACACTTATTAGAATACGTAAGAGTGAGAAGACAAACAACACCACCAATCGAGTATGTATAATCAGTTTCGAGACAAAGACGTGTACAAAAATCACTTTGGCGAGAATTAGAAGAAATCAAAGCGGAATCACTTATGTAATTACCGCAAGAAGTAGGGGAATATTGAAGACTTTTTATAAACATGACATAATTAATCTTTAAAAGGAACATCACTTTTAAGACAAGATTAACCCTATGTATTAGGGTTGGAATGTATGTACCAATTAATATTTAATGGCAAGTATGAAACCCACTCGTAGGATAAGTGGGGTTGTACGTGCTAATGCAAAGATACACATTTTGAAGCAATTCACAAC